ATAAATTTGTGGACTTAATGCAAAATTTATTTCCATATGATGCTAAAATGAAAGTCTTAAATAGAATTAATACATTAGCATTTTATTTAGGTGACAAAGCAGAAATGACTAAAATTCTTAAATCAAATGTTAAAAATTGGGATTCAATAATTCCTTATTCAGAAACAATTGATATATCTGAATTATCAGATAATGATATTTTACAAAAAATACAAAATAGTCCATTAAATAATTCAAAAATTATTGCTAAACCTGCATATGGACAACAAGGTAAAGGTATAATAATTTCTGATAGTCCTCAAACTATTATTAATGAAATGAAAAATAATGAAGACTCAGAAAAAGATTTTGTACTTTCAAAATATTTAGATGATCCATATTTAATTAAATTAAATAAAACAGGAGTTTCAGGTGTAATTTATAAGGATTTAAGTGGTAGAAAAGCACATTTAAGAGCATATGTATTAGTTCATAGAGTTAAAAATCAATTAAAAGTATATTTATATAAAGAATCATTAGTTTTTTGTGCAGCAAAAGAGTATAATTCGTGCCAAAATGCAGATTCAAAAGAATTTTGTAATTTAACTAATTTATATTTTGGATCAAAGTACTATAAAGAAGTATTAAAAAAAAATCCTGGGGACGCTTATAAAGACCTTTCAGGATTAGCACGTGATTTAATACCACAAGAACATTACAAAAAATTAATGGATAGAATTAAATATATAATAATAACAACTATATTAGCAGTAAAAGATAATTTATTATGTATTAATAGTAATAATAATTGTTATCAGTACATAGCATTTGATTTACATTTAGAAAATGAAAAATCGAGTAACCCTTCAGGTAATGAAGTAAACGCAGTAAACGCAGTAAACAAAGTCCCAGTTCCATGGTTACTAGAAGTTAATGCAACACCTGGATTAAAATCCCCTGATTATCAATGGCAAGAAATTGGAGGACTTCAAAATTTCTTAGAATCTATATTAAATATAACTATTGGAAGTAAAATATCTAAATCTGGTAATCAATTATTTGAATATTTACCTTTTAATAAAAAAGTTTCAACAGATAAAATTGATAAAGAAACATTAAAAAAAGTTGATAAATATTCTTGTATGACAAATTATTATGATGATCTTAAAAAAGTACTAAAATTATTAAATTATCCTGGGCGTTCTTATTTAACAACTAAAAAAGATATGTGTAATGCAATTAAAAGTATTTAATGGATGTTAAGATATTTTTACAAAAATTAAAATAGTTTATATAATTTTTATTTAACTTTAAATAAGATAATGTCTCTTCAAAATAATTTAATTAATGCAGGACGAAAGTTTGTTGAACAATCAATGAATTCTTCAAAAGCAGAAAATAATCTTCGTTATTTACAAGGTGATAACAAAGCAACATCTGAATATATTTACCCAAATCAAATTGAAGATGCACATAATATCGTAAATAAATTTTATTACAATAATATCCGTGTTATTAGTATTCAAAAAAAAACAAAAGTTGGCGCAGATGGTCTTATGATTCAAATTGCAGCACTTTGTGCAACTCATATTGACGATAATTTTGTAATCAAACCTGAAAACATAAGAATTATAACAGGTATGAGTAATGCAGGATGGGAAAAAGATATGATTGATAAAGCACCTAATTGTTTTAAGAAAAATATATTTCATCATGGTAAATTGACAAAAACTGAAATTGTAAATCTTCAAAATGCATTAATTATCATAGATGAAATTGATACTGGAGATAAAGAGCATCAAAGACTTCATACAACTTTAAAAGATGCAGAAGTTTTAGATATAGAACATATGAAAAAAAATAATATTAAATTTGTTTTTATTAGTGCTACAATGATTAGAGAGTTATATGATCTTTATCGTTGGGGAGAATACCATGAACTTTACAAAATGACAATTCCAGAATCTTATATAGGTCACATTGATTTTTTGGAAATGAATATAGTAAAAGAGTTCTATCCTCTAAATACAATTGAAAATGCTGAAAAGTGGATACAAGATGATATACTTAAGAATTATAATTTAGACTACAGAGTTCATATTGTTCGTGTAAATACAAACTGTATTAATCAAATTCAAAATGCATGTATTCGTAATAATATTAAATTTAAAAATCATACTTCAACTGATCGCCTATCAGATGAGGAAATTAAAGAATTATTTAATGAACCTTTAACACGACATATTGTACTTGCAGTAAAAGGATTTTTTCGTAGAGCAAATCTTATCCCAAATTGCTGGAAACGACGCATTGGTTCTACACATGAATTATATACTAAAAAAGTAGATAATAATGTTCAAATTCAAGGTTTAACTGGTCGTATGACTGGATATTGGCGTAATGTTATAGAAAATGGACATAAAACGGGTCCACACAGAACTTCTATCAAAGCTATTAAAGAGTATGAAAAAAGTTATAATGATCCATTTGGAATATATTCTTATCAAACAACTGGTTTTAACAAAAAGAAAGATAAAGTTAATACTAAATCTACAATGCTTTCAACTAAAAATATTAAAAATTTAGAACCAGTTGATTTACCTACTTTACATCAAAAAGGTTCAAATCCTATTAATATAATCGATATAACCGAAAAAGAAAAAGAGCAGTTTAATAAAGATTATATTTTAAATATTATTCGTAAACATGATGAAAATATTTATGATAAATATAAAGAATACGAACTACACTGTTGGAAAATGGATACATCTACAAAATGTGAAAAATGGAATTTAAAATCTATGATTAAAAAAGATGCATACTCATCAGAAGCAAATATTAAAGATAAGACAAAAAATACACTTATGATTTATTTATACGAAAATAAACTAATTATTAGTCCTTGGAGTGGTAACGAATATTTAAAACACCTTAACGAATATTAAGATAAAAAGTAATAAACACAATAAATATTAAGTAACAATGTCCACAAAAATGAATAGTTTGTGATGTGCTAATAATTTTATTTTTAAAGTTATTATTAACGTTATCACTTTTATCGTTACTATTACTAATAAAATTTAAAATCCATGCTAAAATAAAAATTAAAAATATTAATAATAAAAATTTTTTATTGATTTGTTTTGAAAACAATACACATAAAAATGCTAAAGTTGCAAACCCAAAATCTAAAATAAAAAATGGATTTGTTAAAGAGTGATTATGATTATTATCTTTCTCAATAGCATGTTGACCTTTAATAATTTTCATACTTCTCCAGATTATAGAAAATATAGCAGCAAGTAACAATATTAGACACAAATCGATTTCTTTAAATTTAAAAGATACAATTATTAACATTAAAATAGATGTAATTAAGCATGCGAAATTATATGAATAATAATCCATCATATTTATATTTGACTGTTTTAATTAATAATTATTTTTTTTTTATGAAATTATTGTGTACTTAAATCTGTTAAAAAATATGTATTCATTTTCGTTATAGTTTAATAGACAATTTTTATTAGAGTTAATCATAACATACATGATGATAGATTTAATTTCTCTAATATGTTTTTTGTCATTTGGACTGTAGTCTTTATCTAGTTTTAGATAATTAACATTTTCAATATCTACTGTCAAAACTTCTCCTGATAGTCCTGCACAACATTTTGCAGTTTTATAACAATCAGTAAAATATATTGCTTTTCCATAGGTTGATCCCCAATTTTTTCCTGCATATTCCGAAGAAAATCCATTTCTTTTAATAGACTCTGCATTTTCTTTGGAAGTACCATGATACAAAATCATTACTTCATATATAAAATATTACTAATATATTTTTATTGTATTTTAATAATTGTAATTTTCATTAAATAATTTTAAAAATAGTTTCAAATCCAAGTATTCAAAAATAGTTTCAAATCCAAGTATTCAAAAATAGTTTCAAAAGTAGTACCCAAACATATTTGATTTTTTAAATAGATTACCATTAATTCCGTTAATATTTAATCGTTTAGAAGCATCAATGATATTTATTTTACCATTCCAGTTATTAAGTTTAATAATTTTATCATTTGATACATTAATTGATTTGGGTGTATAATATGGAAAACTATAATCTTTTAAAAAATATTGATAATTATTCCAAAAATTAATATTACATCTTTTCCAATGTGGTATTATACGAGGTAATAGTTTAATTTTACTAAAATTCTCAGATATTTCAATTATAGTTCCATACACTTTAGTAATTTTGGTAATGTTTTTGCTAATTTGTTTATCTAGTATCATTACACGATCACCACATTCTAATATTGATAAAGGTCTATGCAGTTTAAATATACTCTGAATAATAGTTGCTTGTAAGTGTTCTTGTATTAATTTTAAAATTTCATTTGGTAAAATTATAAATAATGACATAATTAAATTATTTATTTTTTTTTTGTTTTTCTTTAATTTGTTCAATATTTCGAATATGTTTATTTGAATAGATATTCTTATCACTTTTAGTTTTTTTAGATTCTTTTTTACGCTCTCTAGAACTTTGGTCACCTTTTGACATTTAAATTACAATTTTTAATTTGTATTAATTTAGAAATATTTTTAAAGTTTATTAAAATAAGTAAATTAAATATGTCAACATCAGATTTGCTTAAAAAATATGAAAGAGATGGATTTATAGTTCTCAAAAAAGCAATGCTTAAAAATGAATGTAAAAAATTAGTCAAGAATACTATTGTACCTATTCTTCATAAAAAACAAATTTACTTATCAAAACCAGAAAGTTGGAAAAATAAAGACAATACTAAAAAACACGGACAATTAATTTATGGACCAAAAGGTGGACACATAATTTCAAAAAATTGTAAACATTATAGATTCCCAGCATTATTTCAAAGTAAAAAACTCAATAATATTCTTGATATAATTCATAGTAGAAATGGAAGTAACGGAAGTAACGGAAGTAACGGAAGTAAAAAAAATTGGCAGTATAATCATTTAGCAAAACAAGGATTAGGTTGGATTCATTTAAGATTTCCGTATTATAATTATGATAATAAAGAAGAAAACTCTGTTAAATGTCCTGAAGATTCATTTCATTTGGATGGGTTAAACTATAAAAATGAAATTAATACTAAGCAATCAGTTGTATTACTACCATTTATAACAACAGTAAATAAAAATGAAGGAGGAACCGCGGTAATACCAGGTTCGCACAAATTAATAAATGATTATATATTGAGACATAACTTTAAAACAAATAAAAATTTAGACCCAGTAATAGATAAAATTGTTAATCATAATACCAATAAAATTATAGATGTTATTGGTAATCAGGGTGATATATTAATAATGCATCCACATTTAGTACATTCTCCTAGTTTTGCTGATGTAAATTCTAAGGTAAGAATAACATTTAATTTGTCTACTAAAATGTAAAAATTTCCATTTAACTAAATATTAAAATGTAAAATACTCAAGAATTACAAATTTAAAATAAATTAAAGAAAAGATAAATTGTATTAATTATTAAAAACACAACTATGTTTTTTGATTTAGAAATTACTGAAGACTTACTTAACATTCCATCTACTGCACCGCGTCTTACTAGGCAGTATGGATGTTCAAATCTATTAGAACTATTATCTTTAGATAATTATGAAAGAAGTAATCCAGTATTATCTATTAACACAGAAATTACTTTAGATGAATATGTTTTCAAATCAATGCCTAATTTTGATCAGTTAAATAATTCCAATAATTTACCACAATTAAAGAGATATAATAGTGAAATAAAACAAACAACAAAAAGTCCTAATATTAAAAGAATTAATACTTTTTAAAAAAAAATAAAAACTTATTATAAAAATTAATGAAATGGAGTATATTTATTGTTAATATTTTAATTCATGTTGGGGTTATGGCATTATTTTTAACTATTTTCTTTTTTACTATTGCTCAGTACTTCGAGAAAAAAATTATAGAAGATCAGATTGATTTTGTTATTGATGATTTTGTTGGAAATTCGTTAAAACCAGTACCAGAGACAACAAAAAAAGAAATTAAACATGAAATTAATAGTGCATTTGATAAACAAGATTTAAGTAAAGCAGATGAAAGTGTCAGAAAAGAAAATAAAAAGATATCAACAAAAGCATGGATTTTTGTAGGTACATTACTTAGTATAATATTTGTAATTGTTGTTATTTTTGGATTTAAATATAGATGGGAAAGATACTATTTAAAATTTTTATTTAATAGTGCATTAATTAGTTTAATATTTGTTGCTATTACAGAAACATTATTTATGTTTTTAATAGCACGTAATTATCTATCAGCAGATCCAAACCAAATTAAAATGAAAATAATTGATACTATTGGACGTAATACATGCGATCCTTGTAATAAAAAAGATCATGACTGTATTGGTTCAATTACGGCAATTTGTCCACCACCAAATAATAATTTTCAGTAATTTAATAATTTAATAATTTAGTAAAATAATATTTCATTATTATAAAGTATATAACCATGGAATATTATATTAATTTTTTTTATAGTGTTTATTTACATGTATTTTTACTTTTTTGTTTCTTAACAATATTTTTTTGGACAGTTATATCAAAAACTGAAGCAAAAACACTTAATAAAGAAATAGTTAGCGGAGTTAAAGATGGTTTAAAAAATGTACATATATCTAATCAAATTTTTACACCAGGTACAAAAAAATATTTAGATAGATACTATGAAGGTCAAGACTCAACTGTAGCAAGAAATAATAAAAATTTATTACAGTTCAATATTGCTTTTATTGTTATGTTACTTATAGGATTTTTTGCTTGTATATTTGTTAGATATATTTTCTGCGGTAGAAGTATTAATTGGTTAGAAGTTATTGGAGAAAATATAATTATATTATTATTAGTAGGCGGAATAGAATATTATTTCTTTATGAATATTGCAAGTAAATATGTACCGGTAATGCCGAGTTATTTACCTAATGTAGTAAAAAGTAAAATTGATAATTTATAAAATTATAAAAATATATTCTTTATTATTATTAAAATTCAATGAATATTACATTAATACTATTTATAATATTATTAATAATTGTTATTTCATGTGTAATTTTAAATAAATGTTCAAATTTTGAAAATGATTTTAATAAAATGCCATACCCTATTGATATAGTTTATACTTGGGCAGGAGAAAATAATGATAAGTATAATATTAAAGAATCGTACAATAATGAATTAATGTATAGTTTAAGATCAATATTTAAATATATGCCATGGTTTAATAAAATATATATTGTTATTAATACACCACTTGAAAATAATAAACCATCTTGGTTTAATGATTTGTATCATAATAAAATAATTCTGTTAGATCAAAAAGCAATATTTCCAGAAACAGAACACCACAAATTACCATGTAAAGTTTCTGATATAATAGAAAGTTATATAAACAATATTCCAGGTTTATCAGAGCATTATATTTATATGAATGATGATTTTATAATAAATAAAGAATTGACATATAAATATTTTTTTGATAACAATAAAATATTATTACCTACTTCTGTAAAAAGAAGCAAAAAATTAAATTTTAATAATAATTTAAAACTAAAAAAATATCCTTATTGTCACATTAATGAAGCATGGCATCCACATATTCCATATGCATTCACTAAAACTTCATATAATAATTTTTTAAATGAATACAAAGATTGGATTTCGTGGATTAGAAATTCTAGTTTTGCAAGAAGAGAATCAAATGATAATTGTAAAAAATATGGATTATATCTTCCGTGTAAACAATTACATTATCCTTACAGAATATATTTATATAAAAATAAATTAGGTAAATTGAGTAAAGATTTATATGAAACATATATTTTAGGAGAAACAAATATATTAATAGATATACAATTATTCATTTATTCCAAAATTTTTAAATGCCCTTTTTTTGTTATTAATAATATTAAAAATAAGAATAAAAATAAGATTACAAAGTTTTTACAAAGTAAATTTTCTAAAAAACTATATTTTGAAAAATAGTATCTAACTAATAAAACTACTTACAATTTCATTTGTTTTTTCAAATGTTCTACTTGATACTTCATTACCATTAATAACAATACAATTATCTAAATTACTATTTACACAATTCTCAATTAACCAATTATCATGATACATACTACACATTTCAAGGTACTCAATACTAATGTTTTCACCTTTACGATTTCTTTTTAGTACTCGTTCATAAGCAATTTTAGGATCTGTTTTGATATACACGTAGTAAATTAATGGCATATCTGAAATAAACTCGGAGAACCATTTATTATATATCTGAAAATTAATATCCTCTATTTTTCCTGAATCATGAAGCATCTTACAAAAAACATTTTTATCCGTTTGAAGTGATCGTTCACAAATAATTAATTTGATTCCTTTTTCCTTACAATGTTTAATAGCACGTTTTAGCATTGCTAATCGTGATATATATGCCATCATTTGAAACGAAAATGAATAATGTTCTTGATTCTCATAAAATTTTTCAATAATGTTTTTACCATCTGAGTCCTTAATTTCTACCCATTCTGAAACAGGTTCCTCTAAAAAATAAACTTTGTCATTACTTTTATAATATTCTTTTAAAGTGTTAATAACAGTAGATTTACCAGAACCAATATTACCTTCAATCGATACAATTGTGATTTGATTATCCATTATTAATTACTTTGTTGCTTAATTATTAATTCTGGTAAATCTTTAAGCAAATAATTTTATTCAAAAAAAAAAATAAATTAATTATAATGTGTTATTTATTTTTAATAATTGTTACTATTTCTATTATATTTTCTATTTATAGTATTGTTAAAAAAAAATCAAGAAGTAATTTTTATAATTTAGAAAAAACTAAATGTAATTCAAGGGCATGTGAACTTGCATATGGAGATTGTACTGCAAGTTCTAGTAGTTGGGCAAGTACATGTGATGGTAATATAGATGTTAACAATTGTAATGTATGTGAAAAATGTAAAGATTATAGAGCAGAAATGCAACTTTCTTGCCAATATTTTGGTGGTCCCTTTTTAGATCCAACTGATGAATGTTTTTTAAAACCATTATCATTCGATACTAATAATTCATGTAATAGTAATAAAACACTTGATTGGATTAATAAAAATTGTAAACAATAATTTAATAATTTTTTTTATGTATTTTTGTTAATTTCTTTTCGCATTTTCCATTTTTGTACATATTCTTCATACGTTTTTCCATTCATATCATTAAATCCAATTACAGAACTTAAATCATTAAATAAAGATTGACTCATTGGGTGTTCATTTGTTTCAACATATTTTTCGTAATTTTCATTTATGTCAGAAACTGATACACTTACACTTGTGTATTGTTCGTTTTGCATATTTGTTAACTAATCTAATTATTTATTAATTTGTTTAAGTAAGTTAAATACCTGCACCAGCAAGGAAACCTAATAGACCGATTTTATCAAAAAACCACAGTAATAACATTAGAACAACTAGAGCAATAAATCCGTATAGAATTTTTTGCCAGAGTGGAAAAGAATCTTCATTATCAGTCATTTATTATAATACAATAATAGTAATTTTTTTTTAATAAAAAAAAGTTTTTGAGAAACTTAGTTTCTTAACTAGATAATAACAAAATCAGGATTAATTTTCTCATTGAGTTCTTTAATTAAACGACAATATCCACCTTCAGATGGAATAAAGTAGTCAAAGTTCATAGAAAATAGTAAGTCATCATCAGGACTACCACCAAGTTTAAGTTCTACTTGTAGACCTGCTTTTTCTATTTCTTCTACGATTTTGTTAATGTAATATGTAGAGTATTTGTAACTTGGAAGTTTAATGTGAGCACCTGCCATGAGGTAAACTTTGGTGATGCCCATTTCAATAAGTTTTTTAATTTTTTGTTGAAAGTACTTAAAAGGTTTAATGTAATGACAGTACATAATTTTTGATTTATCTTTATCTTGTCTTTTGTTAATATTTTTATAAAACTTATTTAAAAAATTTTGACCTGAACATAAATCATCTATTACATCACCAACCCTAACATGCATAAGACAATTAGTAGATTTATTTATGTTTATGTCTCTGTAAAATTTATTGTTAACAATTTCTATTAAAGTATCCCAATCTTTTTCTGTGTAATTTGATAATTTAACATATTCTGATAAAATACTGTTAGCGTATTTTTCTGATAATTCTACTAAAGGTATACTATGTTTATTAACTTTATGTTCTGGATCATATTTCCAATAAGATTCATTATCTAATGCATAAAATGTATCACCTAATCTATAACTAGAATGATTATTAAATAAATCTAAACTACTTTCATTATCATTTTCTAAATCATTTATTTTATTTAGTAAAATATTATTATTTTCATTTATAGAATTTGATGAACTAAATGACTTATACGTAAACAACAATATTATTATAAAAAGTGCAACTAATAAACAAATTATATACATATATTTCTAATAATTTATAATATTAAAATAATTATTTTTTAATCAATTTAATAAATTATAATCATAAGATGTATATTTAAGTTCCTTTTACATTTGATGAAGGTTTATTAATATTATTATCTTTATTAGAGTTTGATGCTTCATGTTCAATTATAACAGCATTTTTTATATGTTTTTTATTATAACTTTTAACTATAAATTCCTGCGGAAGAAACTGTAAATTATTTAAATATTCTTTTTTATTTATTATATTTTTAAATGCTATTTGGTCAGCTATTTCTTTATTTTTATTTTTATTTAATATATTTAACCAATCATTTAAAAATTTTAAAGATATATTATTATTTTTAAAGTAAATAAAACATGCCCAAGGATTTATGCATAAGTTTGTATTAGATCTACAATTTATTGCAATAGATTTAAAAATATTATTTAAATAATATGGATATTTTATAATTTCTGCATCAGCATCTATCCAACAAACATGTTTATTTGGATATTGTTTAATAACATTTATTAATATAAGTGGTTTTAAAGTACAAAGTTTTGCCCAACTATAATTTGAAGTATTAATATCTACTATATAATAATTTAAATTAAACTTATTTAATGAATTAATTAAATTATCTGCAAATTTTTTATAACAATTATTACTAGTGTAATAATTTACAAATATAATATCTGAATTGTAATTATTTATTTTTAATAATTTTATAATTTACTAACTTATTATATTCTGTATTTTTAAAATTACTTTTAAATAAACAATTTATTATAAATATAGTTACTGTTATTATAACTACTAGTAAAATCAACTTAACATACATATATATTTATATATCTATATATATATTTATTTTTATATATTTTATATTTTTCTTTACGCGGTGTTTTTCTAATATGATTGATATAAATATTCTTAATAGTCAATATCCGTGAACTTAAAAACAAAAGTACTTTACAAAAATGCTAAATAATTTTAACTATAAAAAACTGTTGTATTTATCACATATTATTTTGGTAATAATAAAGATAAAATATTATATCAATTTTAAATATAAAAATCTAATAAATAATATTAAAAAAATTTAATAATATTTATATATATGATTATAATTTTAACTATTTTAGTTCTAAGTGTAATAATAATTTTATTAATTGTAAATTGTTTTAATAATAAATCTAATTTTAAAAATAACATAAATAATGTAGTAAAAATACCTAAAATTATAAATAAAATATATATATCTCATGATGAAAAATTACCAAATTTTCCTTTAGAACCCTATGAATTACAAAAAGCACATGATTCTTGGATTAATAAAAACAAAGAATATAAATTACAATATTGGGATACTAAAAAATGTAAAGAATATTTGATGAAAAATTTTAGTAAAGAACATTTGGATACATTTAATTGTATTAATGCGTATTCAGGAAAATGTAACTTTTTTAGATATTGTGTAATTTATAATGAAGGAGGTTGGTATTCAGATTGGAAAACAATTTGTTTACAAAATAACTTATTAAATGATTTATCTAATAATGGTGAAGATATTATTATTTTTAAAGATGTACAAAAAGATTGTGTAATGACTGCTTTTTTTGGAGCTGTTAAAAATCATCCGTTATTTTTACAGGCAATAAATAATTGTATTTTTAATGTTAAAAATAAAATTTATACTAAAAATGCTTGGGGAATGACTGGTCCATGTTTACTAGGAAAATCTTTTTATGAACTTAAATTATCAGAGAATTTATTTAAAGGATTTTTTTGTGTAAAAGGAATACCATCATTTAAATTAAATAATAATAAAACAATTGTATATCATAAATGTAAAGGTTGTGAGGGTAATGATTGGAAAAATGGAAATAATTATTACAAACTATTTAATGAAAAAAAATATTATTGTTAATAAATAATAATATTATTATATTATATACATGATTTTATTATTAATATTTTTTATAGTCATAACAACAACTATATTATTAATTTGTTTTAGAGACAATTTTATTGATAACAAACATATTAATTATTTTAAAGAAAGAAATCCTAATAAATTAAAATCAAAAATTGAAAGAATAAGTTCTAAATATCAAAATATTAAAATATATATTGTAAATTTAGAAAAACATTCTGATAGAAAATTACATATGATAAATCTTATGAACAGTTTTGGATTTAAAAACTATGAATTTATAAAACCTATATCATTAGATTATATAAAAAATAATAAACAATTTAAAAATTGGAAAATGAGTGATAGTAAAATTTCTCATGTATTAACTTTTTTAAAAATATTTGAAAAAAATAGTAATGAATTATTTTTTATAATGGAGGATGACATTGATGCATATTCAGATATTTCTATAAATAAAATATTAGATAACTCAACAAAATATACATTTGATATGTTGTATCTAGAAATGTGTTATATAAATTGTAATAAAACAAAACTTATTGATAATGATATTTATTTAATAAATAAACCTTCATGTGCTGCTTGTATATTATATAATAAGAACTTTACTGATAAAATTTTAAAAATATATAATAATTCTAAATTTGATTATATTACAAAATATGAAGATATTGATGTAGTATATAATAAACTTCAAAGTTTTTTTAATTTTGTATACATAGGTTTTCCATATTTTAGACAAAATCCAAAATTTGGATCATCATTACAAGGTTCTATGAGATATTATAATAAAAATAATAAATTTGATAAAATATGTATTTAATTTTAATTTATAATAATAAAATATACATTATTATAATGTTTATTGTTTTATTTATTTTATTAATTTGTGTTATAATACTCACTATATTAAATTGCTTTAAGAAAGATTTATTTATAAATAAATCAAAAAAAAGTTTAATTATAGTAGGTTGTGCTAGAGATTGTGGTAAATATTTACCTAAAGTTTTAAACAAAATAAAAGAACTTGCTAAAAATAAAAAAGTTTATTTTATATTTTATGAAAATGATTCAAAGGATAATACTAATATGATATTACAAAATTTTGTTAATGAAATTAATAATAAATATAATATAAATTACAAAGCACATTTAATTACTGAAAAATTAAATATTAAAAGACGAACACCTAGAATTGCTCATTGTCGTAATCAAATATTAAAATATATAATGAATAATAATTTAATAAATCAATATGATTTTTATATTAACATGGATCTTGATAATGTAAATGTAAATTTAAATATAGATTCAGTGAATAAATGTTTAAATGAAGAAAATAAATGGGATATTGCAAGTATAAGTCAATCAAAAAAATATTATGATCTCTGGGCATTAAGAACACATAAAAAAAATAACAATTGTTGGCATAATGATAGATGTCAACCAAAAAATTTAAATAAATGGTTTGATAATATTCATGGACATAAAGGTATAAATAAAAATATAAATTATATACCAGTTTTATCTGCATTTGGTGGATTTACTATATATAAAACTCATTTATTAAATAATAGTTGGTACATAGGTGAAGATAAAAATAACTCAAATGTAGATGATTGTGAACATGTAAATTTTCATTCAAGAATATTAAATAATTATCCTAACACTAAATTTTTTATCATTCCATATATGACAAATGACTAAGTCACATTAAGTCCGAATATTTAACAATATTATAAAGTTTTCTACCTGCAGTATTTTCCATATAATAAAGTCTAGTCCCTTGAGGAGAACAATTATACAACACAGAATCTCCTATTCTTGATGCAACATAAGAAAATGATGTCCAACCTCCATATCTTGTATCACCAGGAATACTTTGTATTATAATTCTTGCTTTAGAAAGTATAAAAAATTCCTGTAAAGTTCTAATCATTTTATTATTAGATAATTTA